CAACGGAAGACACGCTGGAAGACTGGGAATTTGTGCGTTCCCGCTTACGGCACGGCAAGCTCCCCTATCATCAACTGATTGCCGACGTTAACCCTGTAGAGCCAACACACTGGCTTAACCAGCGCATGAATGAAGGTCTCACAACCAGGTTGCTGAGCCGACATGAGGATAATCCCCGGTACTTTGATCTCAAGACGATGGATTGGACGGCGGACGGCTACAACTATATTGAAGTGGTGCTCGGCGGTCTCACAGGGGTGCGCCTTTCCCGATTGCGCTACGGCATCTGGGCGGCAGCCGAAGGCACGGTCTACGAAGATAGTTGGAATCGTGCTCGTAATGTCGTGAAGCGGTTCGATATCCCCAAGACGTGGCCGCGCTATCTGGGCATCGACTTTGGCTATACCAATCCCTTCGTCTGCAAGTGGTACGCAACCGACCCCGATGGACGCCTCTATGTGTACCGCGAACTCTATAAAACCAAGACCCTGGTGGAAGATCACGCGGCCAAAATTGCCGAGGTCAGTGGCTGGTATGACCGCTTGCCCCGGACTCATCCCAAGTATCAAGCACGCCCCACCGAGTGGGCGGATCCGCTCCCACGCGATATCGTTGCAGATCATGATGCCGAAGATCGTGAGACGCTGACGCGCCACTTGGGCTTATATACCACGCCCGCGAAGAAAACCGTTTCCGATGGCATTCAGGCCGTGGCCGTGCGCTTGCGACCCGCAGGCGATGAGAAACCGCGCTTACTCTATTTTGAAGATGCCTTGATTGAACGTGATGAGGACTTAGCGAAGAGCAAGAAACCGACCTGCACCATTGAAGAGTTCGACTCCTACGTCTGGGATACGCGCAATCATGCCAAGCGTGGCGAGCAGCCTGTCAAGGAGTCGGACCATGGGATGGATGTTGATCGGTATATGGTCGCTTATCACGATTTAGCCCACAACGATGTCAGTTACTTCCCCGATATCTGGACATAGGAGTTACACAAGCATGGTCACAGCCATTCCCCTACAACAACAAACGCAGGTGCAACAACTGGCAACCGCCCCCACGCCACGCGCCGATTTAGAGCGCAAGCAGGAGATGGCCCGCGCCTGGAAAGCGTATCGCGGCGCATTCGAGAACCCGCTGAAAGTCAAAGACGGCCAGCCCAATGATAATGTGCTGTCCAATCGCTGCGCCCCTATCGTCGATAAAGGCGTCTCGTTTCTCTTCGGCCAGGTCCTGAAAGTGGAAGCGACCACAGAGACCACGACACCTGATACCGCCGTCCAGGCATGCGTCGATGGCATCTGGGGCGATGATGATGATCGCATGACGCAATTTGTCAAGGCCGCGACCAATGGCGGCGTGTGCGGACAGGCCTTCATCAAGATTATCCCCATGCAAGGCGGCATGAAATACCCGCGTGTCGTTATCATGGACCCGATGCTGGTCCGCATGGTGACCGCCCCCGATGATTGCTCCGTCGTCAACGCCTTCATTATCGAATACCCCCTTGAGGGCGATTTCGAGAAGCGACAAATCATCGCACGCACTGACCCTGACGGCCTCGCGGCGGTGGCCGGTGGCTTCGATCTCAATGATACCTGGACTATCACCAACTACTTGCGTCGCGGCATCTCGGGCAGTTGGTACCCCGATACGAGCAACCCACCGGAGGATTGGCCCTATCCGTTCCCGCCGATCTTTACCTGCCAGAACCTGCCGAACCCGAACGAAGCCTGGGGCACGCCTGATCTCACCCCCGATCTCATCGGCCAGAATAAAGTGCTCAACTTCATCCAATCCAACACTTCGCGTATCATCAAGTTTCATGGACACCCCAAGACCTGGGCCAAAGGCATCGGCAAAGCCCAGATGTCTATTGGTGTCGATGAGATCATTGTGCTGCAATCCGAGACGGCCTCACTGCAAAACCTGGAGATGCATAGCGACCTCAAGAGTTCCATGGAATTTGCGCAAGTCATTCGCGACGATATGGACGAGCAATCACGCGTCCCCGCCGTGGCCCTGGGGCGTCTCGAAAGTTTACCCAAGGGCAATATTAGTGGCGTGGCACTGCAAATGCTGTTTCAACCACTGATTGAGAAAACAATCCTGAAGCAGCGCCTGTATGGGCGGCTCATTCGCGAAGTCACGCGTGCCTGCCTCGTGCTTGCCAAGAAGATTAGCATCGAAGCGTTCGAGGACTATCCGATAGATTTGCATTTCGCGAACTTGCTCCCCGTTGATGACCTGCAAGCGGCGCAAGCGGCGCAAATCCTGCAAGCCATCGGCGTCTCGAATGCCACGATCATGGCCGAACTTGGCTACAATGCCGACGATGAAGCCGAGAAGTCACAAGGCGAAGATGCCAAGAAACTGAAAGCCTATTCCCAGGGGCAGGGCTTACTGCCACCCGCTCAGCCGATGCAACAGCACCTGCCAGGACAACCAGCACAGCAGAACGCCGTACCGACAGCCAATCCGGCTGGCAATGCACAAGGAGGCGGGAACTAATGGACAGTGATGATATTCAAGAAGCTGACGACTTTCTGGCCTTTCTCCTGACCATGACCGAGGAAGAGTTCAGGGCGTTTATCGCGTGGCTCTGGGGGGAAGAGTGCTAAACCACCATCTCACCATTGCCAGTACCGCCCATGCGCAGCTGGCGGCACTCGACAACACGACGGCGGCGGCACTCATTCAGTCTCATGCTCAGATGCTGAATGCGCTCACGTCGCTCGCTGCCCTGCTTACTCAGATCACCACCGATCAGCAGCAAGCGGACGAGGACGGAGAGGTACAGATGCCTCGTCCGCTGGCTTATCATGCCGCCGTGCAAACGATCAGGCATGACATTCTGGCCCAGGCACAATCCTTTGCGACCCAGGCCCAGTCCATCATTGCCCATGCTCAGCACCAGGCGATTGACCTAGCCCTATCTTCATCGCATGCCCACTTATCCCATATCGCTCTTGCGCCCGTCCGCTTGCCCTCTCCGGTGCTTCTTGCGCGTCATGCTGATGTGACACAATCCCAGACGCCACGCGCCCAACTGTTCTCGCAACTGGCCCCAGAAGTCACCCGTGTTGCCATGAATGCGCTCACGATAGGAATTAGCACCGGACAGGATGCAACCGCTATAGCCTCTTCCGTTGGCGGCGCACTCAAGTCCATCTTGCACCGTGCGCTGGCCATTGCCACCACGGCTATAGCCTCGGCCTATCGAGGCGCGGTGGATACGCTGGTAGGACATAATGCGAACGAGAAGATACTCGGCTGGTACTGGTTTAGTGACCTTCAGGGTAACACCTGTATTGCCTGTATCTTCATGCACGGGTCAAAGCACGCGCTCTCAGAAGACTTAGGGTCTCATCCCAGGTGCCACTGTGTCAAAGTTTTCTACTCAGCTGATACGCCGCCCATGCAAAGCGGCTCTGATTGGCTTGCCCAGCAGTCGGTACAGGTGCAGCGTGCCACGTTTGAGAGTGACACCCTCTATGCGCTCTACAAGGCTGGCGTGCCACTGAGCGCATTTGTCGGGCATGAGAGCGACCCGATATGGGGACAGAGTATTTATGTTCGTAGTGCTAAAGACATTGAAGGAGGGAAGTAGTGTCAGGAGCATACTTTCCCATTTATAGCCCGTGTTTGATGCAAACCTGTTCCGATTCCGATGCTGGAGCACCCTTATGGGCGGTTGATGCAATGTACTGGTTTTTAGGTATTGTCGTCATCGTCACCATTGTCCTTGTGGCCTGGGTTATTATCGCAGCCATTCGAGACAAGATTTAAGAAAGGTAACTCATCATGTCTCAACTCTTAGCACCGACCATCATTCTCCTATTGTTCATCTGTGTCCGCTCCGGCGATATTGCCATCACGTCGGCTCGCGTCAATGACGTGATACGTGCTATTTGCTATGGCATTGTGGCGGTACTGGCCCTGATTGCGCTCGTGCTTGCACTGCTGGTGCATTAGCCGATGAGCACGCTCAAGAAGCTCCGTAAGCAGAGCAGGCTCCTCGAATATCGTGTCCGTATCCTGGAAGATGAGCAACGTATTCGAGAACTGGAAAAGCAGAAACAAGCAAATCCGATGGGATTTCAGAAGAGCGACATCCAACCATCTCTAGGGGAATATATTGGATGGCACATTTATAATGATACCCACATCGAGGAAGGAGTAACAACTATGGGTGGAAAACCGAAGCCAGGCGGGAAGCCTGATAAGCGACTCAAGGAAAATCGGCCACCGATGCCACCAAAGCCGAAGAAAGCGAAATAGATGATTACACAAGGCGCAAAACTGAGCATACGCACGCTTCCACTGGACTGCATTCAGGTCAAGGAATATCAGGTGCGCTATCCTGAAAAGCTGAGTCTGTATATACAGTTGCTGCAAGAGCATCCATGGGAACACGCGGGATTGCTCAGTGTCACCCCGTCAGGAACGCATGGCGGCATGTACACGCTACTCGACGGTCATCATCGCTTCTGCGCCGCAATTATGGCTGGCAGAAAAGACGCCTTGTGTATCATCGTAGAAGAGCCACTAGTAGCCAATACGTAACTATTCATATCTTGACTATTCATCACTCTTGACAAACTGAACATTGGAGATTACACTTATGACAATAGACCCCAGTGCGGCGGCTGGTTCCCCGGCGGAACCGACCGAACCGACGACTCCCCAGCCCCAGGCGGGCGCAAGCACACCACCGGAACCCCAGGCGGGCGACGGACAACCAACACCTG